CATGCCAGCTATCAGTATGAATAAAAGCAACGGCAGTGCCTACGAACAATATCGTTTTATGATTGCCACTGGACTAGTTGATGGCAAAGGCACCGGCGAATTCATGGAACCAGCAGGCGCCATGGCAGGAGATCCGCTTTTGACTTGCTATACTGACGAAGAGTTTGACATGATCAAGGATGCTGCCAAAATGCTTGGTGTTGGCCCAGTTAACCAACTCAGTAATCAAAAGAGCCTAGAATCTGGCGAAGTGCACAAGGTAAGTCCAGTACAGGCACGCGGTCCCATCACACTAAAACGAAAGTAACACATGAACTTGTTTGAGTTCGAAAACAAATCAAATAAGTTTCATTATGAAGGTGCACGCCTGCGTCTAACCGAAAGCGATACTAGACAGTTTGTACATCGTTACTTGCCTTGGTTACAACGTGAACTAAAAATAGATCGATTACCCGAGATAGAATTACTAGATGATCCAGTGACAACTTCGTTTGGTCAATACAGTCCCGAAGATAAAACAATCAAGCTGGTAGTGGGCGGAAGACACCCGGTTGATGTGTTGCGTACCATTGCACACGAACTCACACACTATAAACAGGACTTGGCTGGTGATCTTGAACCGGGTGCAGGCGAGACTGGAACACCACAAGAGAATGAAGCCAATAGCAACGCCGGCATCGTGATGCGTAACTTTGCCAAGGCCAATCCCAAATACTTTGGCATCAAAGACACCCTAACTGAGAGCACCGAAAGCAATGACAAACTGGATGCAGTGTTGACCATATTGTGCAAAATGATTCTAGATGCACAGGAAAAAGACCCAGAACAATATGGACTAGTTGCTGCGGCCGTTATTGATCCCAAACAGAATTGTGTACTAGATGTAAACTATACTCAAGGCGATCAACATGTGCATGCCGAACGTGCTGCCATTGAAAAATACCAATCTGTACACGGCAAACTGCCGCCAGGTTGCACCATAGTTACCACACTGAGTCCATGCAGTCAGGCCATGGCCGAACGTGTGGGTTCAAGTTGTCAAGATTTATTAAACCAATCACGCATTGCAATGGTGTACTGCGGTTATATGGATCCAACACAGACTGCAGATGGTGCCGAGTTTGCGATCGCGGAAACAAACAACGGCAAATTAAAGAATTTATGCAGTCGTATTGCACACACATTCTTAGACAAACAAGATATGGCAGAAGGCTTGATAGAAACTAGAAATAGTTTGTTTGCTTTCGTAAAACAACATTTTCCAACTTGGCCTGACTATGTGTTAAAAGACTTCTTGTATCAACAAGCCAAGGGCATCCGTGACCAAGCAGAGTTGGATTTTTTTCTAAAAAGAAACAAGAAAGACTTTGGCAATTGTAAATGGACACTGGTTGAACTTCCCATAACATTTGATATCTTTACACCCAAGACTCAGCGCATGATTAAAAGTCGTGAAGGTGGTAATTCTAATCCGTTTCGTGTACCACGTGATGCCGAGAGACATGCATTGCAATCACAAATGATTCAACAAAAAGGTGTGAGTTCCGAACCAATCATTGTTGCTAAATTATCAAATGGTTATGATTTGATTGAAGGATGGCACAGAACTATTCAGCATTTGAAGGCATTTCCTCAAGGATACACTGGCCCTGCTTGGGTATGTACTGGAGCCACATACAAAAGTGAAAGTGTCGAACAAGGTGTGGCGGAAGGCTCGGAGAACAATAATACAATAGCACAAAAAATATTCTTTGCTCGTAGCGTTAAAGCACCCAAGGGCTGGAGTTATGACCATGTAGGCTTTATAACTCAAGATGGACGACAAATTCAAATGAGTGGGCATAAAGGCAATGATGTATATGTCACTAACAATGTGACTGATGATCCAGAGTTTCCTAAACAAAATATCAAAATTGTGTCATTATCAAAACCAGTGTCAGTCCCCGCAACCAACTCAGTGGGAGCAGAAAATTGTGGAACATTTGTAGCAAATGTATTACAAGCCAATGGTATAAAAGGTATTGATACAGAGAAAATATATAGTGTGTTCAAACAACCACAGAAGCAAGGTGTGGCGGAAGGCAAGGTAAAACTCTACACAGACCCCAGTTACTTTGGAGCTGAAGTAGATGACACCGGATTTGATAGTTTAGCCATAGTAGATATACCCGCTAATCAACTAGTGGGGTTTGAACCCGATGATAAGATGAATCAACCAAAAAGCAAAGCCAATGTTGAAAAAATAGTAGCAGGACTAAAACAGGGCGCTAAACTTCCCCCGTTATTAGTTCGCAAATATAAAAACGGTTATCAAGTATTAGATGGGCATCATAGATTTTGGGCCTATAAATTATTAGGTGTGAAATCTATTCCATCACGCATTGTTCCTGATGAAGATATAGAAGAAATAAGCAAGCAAGGTGTGGCGGAAAACTTTGCTGATGGTAAAAAGCCTGGACGCAAGGGACTTGCCAAACGCTCAGGTGTTAATACCAAGGCCAGTGTAAGTAGTTTAAGAAAAACTGCCAAACATAGCACAGGTGAAAAAGCTAGAATGGCACACTGGTTGGCCAACATGAAAGCCGGAAAGGCTAAGGCCAAAAAGAAACACACCAAAGAAGATATCAGTCGTAGAGGATTTTTACGCGGACTAGGAGCTGCTGGAGCCACTGTTGCCACAGGTGGTGCATTGGCCAAGAAGCCTACAGAATCACCCATAACCGGATACTATCAAGTATGGGTAAAACCCGGCGACACTGTTTATAGTATAGCACGTGGTACCGCATCCGATCCACGCGACATCATGAAAATTAACGGATTCAATAACAAGACTCGTCTTGAAAAGGATCAACTGGTCAAGATTCCCGAATACGGCAAGCATCCGGATCATCCATTGAAAAAGACTGTGGATACATCCTCACCAAAAGCAGCAGAGCCTACAAAACGTCAGAATGCAGAGCCGCCAAAACACGCCGAAGCGCCGCCACAAAATCAAACCATATCACCTAGCACCAGCAAAACTGCACTGGAAGAACCCGAATTCCTAAAGAAACTGGTACAAGTTGCTCGAGAGTTGGGAGTTTCAGCAAAAGCTCTATTTGGAATTATCAACCATGAGTCACGTTTTAGACATCATAAACAAAATCCTAAAACACATGCTATTGGGTTGATACAATTTGTACCCAAGACAGCTCGACAATTGGGAACCAGTACCGAACAACTGGCCAAAATGTCAGCTACAGAACAACTGGATTATGTGTATAGATACTATAAAAATGCCGGAGTAAAACCCGGCATGGACATAGGCGACATGTACATGTATACATTCATACCAGGTTATGTTCGCCAGCCTGAAAATACAGTACTAGGCAAAAAGGACGGCGGCCGATTGCCAGGAACTGATTTGAGCATGGATCTAATTTGGAAACAAAATCCAGTATTTTCAAATGGTTTAGAAAAACCCTACTTTACAATAGCCGATGTAAAGAATAGAATCGCAAAATTTATGCCATAAGGAACATCATGATAGAATCAATTAAAAAGAAGTTAAAATCAATTACTGCAATGGACGTGTTTATTGTGGTTAGTATAATTATGTTAGTATTTCTTGTAGTGGGCATCACTCTCAAAGAACCTTCAAGTGCATTGGTGCTGAAATGACTGAAACAGAATTACTAGACTTTGTGGCTAAATTTGCCTATATAGATCGCACACTGGTGACTCTAGAAACCAGACTGGATACCATTGACATCGACAGTCTTGCCAAAATGGAATTGGTATTTCAATTGGAAGATCATTTAAAGGTTGACTTACATATACCCAACAACGATGTAGACCTAGATACCTTACAGGATGTACTAGATCTCATTAACCGACACCTACCTTAAGACCGGTGTGCCCGGCTGCTGGGCAGTTATCAGAAACGCCATTCGGATAACTAAAGTGAGCAAATCACTATTGCTTTTTTGTCACACTCCTTGTATAATTACTGCTTACTAAGGAGAACACATGAGCGACTACAATCGTACATTCAATGGCGATGCCAAGATTAAACTTACTCAATTGATCAACGAAGGCATGCAGGTCATGCAAGAAGTTGAGGATCTCAATACCGGTCTCAATGAAACTATCAAGGCCATTGGTGAAGAACTCGAAATCAAACCGGCCACACTCAAGAAAGCCATCAAGATTGCACACAAAGCTCGTTTAGGCGAAACCAATCGTGATCATGACGAATTGAACACAATTCTTGAAACTGTTGGTAAAACATTATAAATATTACAAGCATAGAGTCGCTCACTGTACGAGCATGTAGAGCAAGCCAGCTAAAAGTGGCCTTGGAGTTAGAATGAGTTATATTGACGCTTTGTTCGATCGCGCAAAAGATCGTATACACGTTGTAGAACGTGTCAACGGGGAAAGGGTATATCGCGAATATCCCACCAACTATGTGTTCTATTACGATGATCCCAAGGGCCGACATCGTACCATATACGGAACACCTGTTTCGAGATTTGCAACTAGAAACTCCAAAGAATATCACAAAGAACTAAAACTAAACAACAACAAACGATTGTGGGAAAGCGACATCAATCCCATATTCCGATGTCTAGAAGAAAACTATTTGGGTGCCGCATCGCCCAAGCTACAGACTGCATTTTTTGATATTGAGGTCGACTTTGATCCAGTGCGTGGTTACAGTCGACCCGAAGATCCGTTTAATCCCATCACTGCCATATCGGTGTACATGGATTGGTTAGACAAAATGGTTACACTTGTGGTTCCGCCCAAGAGTTACAGTTGGACCACTGCACAAGAAATCTGTGACAAATATCCCAACTGCTATCTATTTGAGCGTGAAGATGAAATGTTGCAGACATTTTTAGACATCATTGAAGATGCTGACATACTAACAGGTTGGAATTCAGAAGGCTTTGATATTCCGTATACCATAATGCGTATAGTCAAGGTGTTGAGTCGAGACGATACCAGACGTCTGTGTTTATGGAATCAGTTGCCCAAGGAACGTACATTTGAACGTTTTGGTGCCGAGAGTTTGACATTTGACTTGATTGGTCGAGTGCACATGGACTATATGCAACTGTATCGCAAGTACACCTACGAAGAACGCCATAGCTACAGTCTAGATGCCATTGGCGAGTATGAACTAGAAGAACGTAAAGTGGCCTATGAAGGCACACTGGACCAACTTTACAATAAAGATTTTCCCAAGTTTATTGACTACAATAGACAGGATACCATGTTGATAGCCAAGCTGGACAAGAAGTTACGCTTCTTGGATCTGGCCAACGAACTGGCACACGACAATACTGTGTTGTTACAGACAACTATGGGTGCCGTGGCAGTGACCGAGCAAGCAATTATCAATGAAGCCCATTCTAGAGGAATGGTTGTACCCAACAGGAGATCAAGAGATGATTCAAACTCAACGCAAGCCGCAGGTGCCTATGTTGCTTATCCCAAAAGAGGTATGCACGAATACATCGGGGCAATCGACATCAACTCGCTCTACCCCTCGGCTATTCGTGCCCTTAACATGGGCCCAGAAACCATTGTTGGACAGTTCCGACCGGTAATGACCGATAAGTATATTGCAGACAAGGTGGCAACAGGTGCCAGTTTTGCAGATGCCTGGGAAAACATGTTTGGTAGTCTAGAGTATCAAAGTGTCATGAATGGCGACATTGGTACC